GAGAGAGAGGAGAAAGCCCCCTTAGCTTTTCGTCCAATATCTCCCCGATTACGTCAAATACGGTCCAGAGTGGTCCTGCTTTGGGCCAGCCTGAACAGAAGTACAAGTAATGGCAATCAGAATGCAGCAGCCCCTTCTGGGGGCAATACAGCCCCGATTATGCAACACACCTTTAACCGGTAAATCTAGAGGTCCAGAGGTAGGCGAATTAGCTGCATCTATCGGAGCGCCTTTATTGGAGTGGCAACAATGGGTATTAAATGACATGTTGGCTATTCGAGAAGATAATACCTTTATACGTAAATCATATCTTGGTATCTGCAGCCGGCAGAATGGGAAATCGTTTGTTGGCAGAATTAGAGCGATAGCCGGGCTAGTTTTATTCGGTGAAAAGAATCAGCTTATAATGAGTAGTAATCGTGGCATGGCTTTAACTAACTTTCGTGATATTTGTTATCTGCTAGAAAATAGCGATGAGATGCGAAAAAAGGTAAAACAGATTAGATATGCCAACGGTACGGAATCTATAGAAATCCTGCCTAAATATGGCGGCGGCCGATTAGATGTAGTAGCTGCAACGGCTAACGGATCCAGAGGCCGTACAGCTGATTTCTTATGGATAGATGAAATACGAGATATTATTCCAGAGGCTTTCGCTGCAGCTGTGCCGGTAACTAGAGCTCGTGCTAATTCTCAGACTTACCTAAGTTCAAATGCCGGAGATGCGTTTAGTTTAACCCTTAACGATCTTAGAGAAAAGGCGATTAGTAATCCGCCGGAATCTTTCGGCTTCTATGAATACTCAGCTCCCCAGTGGTCTAAATTAACGGATCGTAAAGGTTGGGCGCAAGCAAACCCCAGTTTAGGCAGTTTGATTACAGAAGAATCCATAGCCGAAGCCTTATCGATTAATACAGTAGAAACCTTTAGAACAGAAACCCTTTGTCAATGGATCAGCAGCTTAAGTAATCCTTTCCCGGAAGGATCGATAGAAGCGACTAGCGACATTACTTTAAAACTATCGCCCGGTCCTTTGACAGTGATGGCTTTCGATATCAGCCCTAGCCGCCGAGATGGAAGTTTAGTAATGGGCCAGATAACGCCTCAAGGTAAGTACGGAGTATGCGTATTAGAAACTTTTCATAGCGACGTGGCGATCGATGAGCTGCAGGTAGCGGTAGCGGTTAAGAAATGGTGCGATTTATATTATCCGAGAGTGGTCTGCTTTGATAAATGGACTACTCAATCTATAGCTGACCGGCTGTCTAGAAATGGCGTAAATGTTAAGGATATAAGCGGTATCAACTTCTATCAGGCCTGCTCGGATCTGCACGATCAGCTTTCAAATAATCGCTTTATCCACTCTGGGCAGGAGTTACTAATCCAACACTTTCAAAACTGCGCTGCGAAAATGAACGATAGCTCATGGCGTATCGTTAGAAGAAAATCGGCCGGACCGGTAGATATTGCCATCGGCGCTGCGATGGTAATACACGTACTAGTCCAGCCGTTAGAAGCTGCCAAGATCTACTCTTAGTTTTCCCCTACCCAATCTAATAAAGCCTTTACGACTATCGCACTTACCGTAGTGTGATCTCGCTTGGCTTTGGCTTTGGCCTTAACCCATAATTTATCGTGTATGCGGATAGATCGAGCTGGTGTATTACTCATTTATCCCTACCTGCGAATAACTCAATAACTACACCGAATCGGTGCGAATCGTGATCGTGAGCAAAGACTTCAAGATCTAAATAAATCTGGTGCATTTTCTCGCATAACTCACTTTCGCCTAAATCAGACATAAGCTGCGTTACATCATCAATCAAGGCTAGAGCCTCACTGCGTAAAGCTCTATCTTTGAATACAGCTTCACACTGCAGCGATATAAGCTCGGCTACGCTGCTCATAGGTGGCAAGGAGAGCCGAAGTCGGTTAAGACTATCCAGCCTTCTATTTCGTCTGAGTGCCGAGTAAACGGAGCACGAATCGCTTTTAAGAATCCTTCAGCTATAACTAGATCTGTATATTTATCAAACCAATATACAAATTTCCAATTAAAGTTATCTGGCTCTGGGGTAAAGCGATTAGTCTGCTTATACCAATCGATACCCTGCCACTTCATAGAATTACTCCATAAGTGCTCAAAGCCTTCTGCATCTATTTCAATCTGTACTGTTTTCATCTGTAGCCCTTCTGTCTAAGACGTTCGCTTAGATCAGTGGTATAAAGGTAATGCCCTGTCTATACAAAGTCAATACACGCCACGCACTATATATAAGGTGAGCCTAAATAATCCGACACGCAGGCTTAAATCAGGCTTTATGCTTGACAAATAGGAGAAAATACTCTCTATGGGATTACTGCAGACTTTGGGCCTACGCCCAAATACTAAAAAGGTAGAGGCGCAATACGCCCCTGCTGTGATGTTAGATTCTTACGGCTATAACAGCGTAGGTGCATCATTTGGTTATGGTGCTATGGATCGTGCACTAGCTGTCCAAGTACCAGCTGTAAATAGATGCGCTAATTTAGTAAAAGGTGTAATTGGATATTTACCACTTAAATTATATAAAAAATCTACCGGCGAGGAATTAGGATCACCACTCTGGCTAGACCAGCCAGATATACGGCAGCCAAGATCAGTTACAATAAGTGCAACGGTTGATAGCTTGATATTCTACGGATCCGCTTATTGGCGTATAACGGAAGTTTACAGTTCAGATATGCGCCCGGCTAGATTTGAATGGGTAGCAAACACTAGAGTAACTGCACAGACTAATCCACGTGGTACAGAAATTCTATATTACATGGTTGACCAAGAACAAGTACCTATGATAGGTATCGGCTCACTTATTACATTTCAAGGATTAACACAAGGCGTATTACAAACAGCAGGCCGCACAATACAAGCTGCACTAGATTTAGAAAAAGCGGCATCTGTTTCTGCTGCCACACCGATGGCTACTGGATTTCTAAAAAATACAGGTGCTGACATGCCAGAAGCACAAGTACAAGGATTACTAGCTGCATGGAAATCTGCACGTCAAAATAGAAGTACAGCATATTTAACTAGTACATTATCTTATGAGCCGGTCGGCTTTAGTCCTAAAGATATGATGTATTCAGAAGCCCAGCAATATTTAGCAACACAGATAGCACGTGCTATGAACGTACCAGCATATTACATAAGTGCAGATATGAATAACAGCATGACCTACCAAAATATCTTAGAATCCCGGAAAGAATTTGTTGCGTATTCTCTGCAGCCTTACATTTGTGCTATCGAAGATAGACTTAGTATGGACGACGTAACAAATAGAGGAAATACTGTAAAGTTTGCAATAGAAGAATCATTTTTACGTGCAGACACAATGAAGCGACTAGAAGCGTTAGAAAAAATGTTATCTCTAGGTTTAATTACCGTAGAGGAAGCCAAAGAAATGGAAAACATGACCCCAGAAGGAAGTGAAGATAATGCTACTTACATTCAGTAGTAACGTAGAAAGCGCAGATACAGAGCGCAGAATAATTGCTGGCAAAATAGTACCTTACGAAACTGTAGGTAACACGAGCGCTGGCCCTGTTATGTTTGCTAAAGATTCTATAGAGATAGGCGATCCGGGCAAGATTAAGATGCTTATGCAACACGAAGCTACTAAGCCAATAGGTCGTATGCAAAAATATAATAAAGCAGAAGATGGCATTTACGCTAGCTTTAAAATTAGTGCAAGTATGCAGGGATCGGACGCATTAACCCTTGCCCAAGAAGATTTAATTTCCGGTATGTCTGTCGGTGTAGAAGTAGTTAAATCATCGCAGAAAAAAGATTATATTTACGTAACTAAGGCACAATTAAAAGAAGTTAGTTTAGTGGAAACACCAGCATTTACAGAAGCGCAAGTAACTAAAGTTGCCGCTAGCGAAGGCGAAGCGGAAGCAACAAATCAACCAACTACGGAAAGCGAGGCACAAGTGGAAAAAACCACCGAGCCAATAGCAGTACCAGTGGTAGAGGTTGCTCCAGTAGAAGCCGCACGTCCAACGATTAGCGCTGCTATCTATGCCGAGCCACGTACACCAATTAATTCACAAGCTAAATACTTGCAATATGCAGTAAAGGCACAATTAGGAGATCACGAAGCTGGTCTATGGGTAAAAGGCGAAGATGCTAAAGCATTTAAGATTAAAGCAGCAGATGATGATTTTAGTACAAATCCTGCATTTAGTCCTGTTTCTTATGCAACAACTGTTGTAGATACTCTTATCGGATCACGTCCAACTATCGATGCATGCGGCGGTGCTAAAGTTATTCCTAATTCTGGAATGACCATAAGTCATCCAAAAATAACTACTTCCGGAACGGTAGCTGATACCGATGAAGGTGGTTCACCATCTAACACAGGTATTGTGTCTGCATACGTTAACGCAACTGTTAACAAGTTTGCTGGACTACAACGCTACAGCGTGGAGCTATTGGAAAGATCTAGCGATAATCCTGCATTTTTTACTGCGATGCTTGACAATATGACACGTGCCTATAACAAGGCGACAGATGCAGCGGTAATTGCTGAAATTGTATCTGGTGGAACACTTGCAACATCACAAGCTACTACCTATTTAGGTATTCAAGCGTATATTGCACAAGCTGGACCAGCTGCTTACGCTGCAACAGGTGAACTAGCAACTGGATATATTGCAGGTACAAGCCAGTGGAGTTTATTGATCGCAGCTAAAGATACTGCAGATCGTCCAATATTTACAGCACAAAATCCTATGAACGCTGGTGGTACATCATCTCCAACGTCAATACGTGGATCGCTGTTTGGTTTGGATCTTTATATAGATGCCAACATGGTATCTACAACTATTGATGATTCAGCATTTATTATTGTGCCATCAGCAATAGCAATTTATGAAAGCCCCGTTCTAAGACTTTCCACAAATATCCCAACATCGGGAGAAATTGAGCTAATGATTTATGGATATTTGGCCGTAAAAACTTTAGTAAGTGGTGGTTTACAACGCTATAACATGACAGCGTAATACAGAAACACTTCAATAATCTCTAGGGCTTAGTAGCCCTTAGCCCTAGAGAGCTTTTAGAAAGGAGTAGCCAATGGCGAGTACCTATACGACCATGCAGGAATTAAGGGATAATTTGGGAATTGGCACCCTGTATCTAGATGCAACAGTAGAAGAATGTACACAGGCTGCTCAGGATTTATTAAACCAATATCTGTGGTTTGATAGTGCCGCAGTTATTGGCGCATCACTTAGCAATAACACCGCCTCTGTAGTGTTAGCTAATCCCGGAATATTTGTAATTGGTCAGAGCGTAACTATCGCTGCTGCAGGCTCAACCTACAATGGCACTTATACTTTAACTGGCGCATTTCCCGGATCAACCGTACCAGTTTCAATAGGCACAGCATTATTTACACAATTACAATTTAACAATTTTCCTACAGGTTATTCAGTTATCCAATATGCAAAGACAGCTAGCGATGACCCTTTCCATCGTGTGCTGCCCTACGGTACGGCGACCGGGCCAGATACTAAAACAGCCAGCTATGCGACTACTGCTGCTATCCGTCAAGCCAGTATGATTCTAAGCGTAGATATCTGGCAGGCCCGGCAGACTTCAATGGCTAGTAATGGTATGGACGGTGTATCTGCATCACCTTACCGACTTGGTTACCAGATGATAAATCGGATTAGAGGTCTGATACAACCTTACGCTAATCCTTCTTCGTTAGTCGGATAATGCCAGCCGCAATAACTACCCTTAGAACTACTCTAGCTACTACCTTAACTAACGCCGGAGTATGGAGCACCTTTGCTTACCCGGCGCCACAATTACTAGCTAATTCAGTAACGGTAACGCCTAGCGATCCTTACATTACACCTAGTAATAATTCGCAGATAAATATCTCACCTATGGCTAATTTTGATATTTTAATAGCTGTACCGGCCTTTGATAATAAAGGTAACTTAGCCGGCATGGAAACTTTTATAGTAGCAGTATTTACCAAACTAAATGCAGGAAGTTTAGTCTATAACGTTAGCAGTATCTCGGCTCCGTCAATTACTACGGCGGCTAGTGGAGATCTTTTAATATGTAAATTAACGGTTAATATCCTAACGAGTTGGAGTTAAAATGGCATACAAAGGTTTAACAGAAGAAGAGCATAAGTTTCTGGTCAAAATAGGCCAGATTACCGACCAACCAGCAGGAGTTAAAAAAACGGCGGCTAAGAAAGAAGAGGAGAAAGATGGCAATTTATCT